ATTTTAATTTATTTTATTTTTACTTTTAAATGAATTTTACTAATATCGTTCAAAACAAACACTTTAACATGAATTTTGCTATAATCATTGACTGCGAAGGCAGCTGTTAAGGAGCCCCAACTTTGGTTGCGCTAGCATCTCTCAAAGAAGTGTAGTTTTATTATGTCAAATAGGACAATCATACAGTATCGCCCTCTCATCTTATTGGGGTTACTGTGCCTCCCGTCATGATCACATTTGAACAGCTCATTGCCAAAGTCCAAGGTTATTCCAAGGAATTTGAGTTCTGGGCGTTTGGTGCTGGATTCGAAAGAAAACTCTTCCCAGGAGTTTAGATTTTCGATCTCTAGCGTCAAAGCGACTTTTGTGTTATCAGGCCAGCGGACGTTGGAATCAAACATAATGCAATAGACGAGGTAATCTTTCTAAGGACGATTTTGTTGCTACGAATAGTGGCACCATGCTCCTGGATGGAATCTAGGTCAAGTTCTAAATTATTGAAGTTGTACAATGATTTACTTGCTAGGTAGGGTTATGCCCCAACCGGTGAGTGAGGATTTTTATATGCGACTCTCTCGTTTAGTCCTTTGTACCAATAGACCCTCACAGTACGAAGTATTGGTTAATTTGCTTGGTTGTTGTATATTGAATGCGCCACGTAACTCCTCGATTAGGACTGTTACCTCTAGCTTGCTGCTTCTATAGAGAAGTAGTTGAAGCCCGCGCTCGTTGCACCATTTAGGCAGAAGATCCAAGACTATACCGTGCTACCCTTTTGCAGGATGGCCCCTTCCAAGAGTGTTACTTAAATGCTCGTGTCTCATGGTTTGTACCGTGATGAGAGTGATCTGTAATCATTGAATGAATCTGACCGCGCGGCACTTAAGGTTGCCAATAGTCAGTGTTCTTTGTTTATAGTCCGAAAGGAGAATGGTGATTATGTTCATGCTCAACATCTCGATTTCGTTAAGATATACGCCTCCATACTAAAAAGATCAACCGGAGTGTGTAAAAACAAGCGGAATGGGAGTAAAGTCGATGCGGTCTAAGCGATCCTCGATGATCTGAACGCGATCCCCGACGAAGATAGAACTCTCGCTCTTAAGAGAATCGAAACGTGGCCTTCTGTTGTGCGCGAGTGGTACTAGCCCTAAAAAGCTGGTCTACTCGAAATCAAAGGGAACTAAGTCTATTGTGGATTGAATAAGAACAAGCAGGGTAACAAGCCCCGCCCCTAAAAGAAGTAGAAGAAAGCCAGTACTGAAGATGACTATGTGTTGTTGGATGTGTTGTAGTTGACTTGGCTTCTTGCAGGTGTTGAAATCGACAAGAGCTGTGTGGTAGAGAAGTGCGTTTATGTATCCGAGCGGGACAAAGTCATGTCTTAGTAACTTAGCTATGCGGCTAAGATCCACGAAGATGCTGATGAAACTCTCGCGAACCGTATCCTAGAAGCTAGTCCTATTAAGGACATCAAACAAGTAACAACCGTCTCTTACAAGAGAGGTGATGCTATCAAGCTTGGATCAGGGTTCCGGCACATATCCGGCTTTGCTTTTTTCTCATCCCCTAGTGATAACTGCTTACTCGGTGCTTTAACCTTCTTTTGCTATGAAGACAACACTGACCCTTTTGCCTACGAGGACGCTAAAGTCGCCCTTGAAATCAATTTTTCACGAGGTCTACCCGGCCACCGTCTTGAATTTATCGAGGCGGTCTGCCAAGAATTGCGCATTGGTGTATCAGAGTTAGGAGAGTTTGCTGGGGCAATCTCTCGGATTAAGAAATCCCAATTCGCCTAGAAATCTTTCTAGGGACAACCTGATTTACCTCTATTCCCCAGATTAATCTTGTGCAAATCCCACGTCTGTGTGGCATATGACTCGGCTAAAGTCAACAAACTATTTAACTATCGTTAAATTGAATCCGCTGCCTATAAAGCAGGGAAGTTTGTACGAGCTTATAAAGCTGCCCAAACATGTATGGGCTAGAATACGCTTGTTAATCGTGTTTCGAATTAGAATTGGAAAAGAGAAAAGGCCGTACTCAAAAAAGAGAGAAATCTTGAACTTCGCGAAGTCAAGATGAAGTAGAAAGTCGCTGACACCAACTAGGAGCTTTTAGATCACTTGTAAGTTGCAAAACTCGTGCACTACCAGATCAGAAAAGCAATTGAGTTGGCTACTCCAAAGAACCTGCCACCCCAGCACCCAACTGACAAAGATGTCGCGTACTTCATTGTGCGCTTTCGTCTCGGATTCGCTCAAGAATCCCTGGTGGCGCCTATTCCCTAGTCCAAAGAAGCAGTACTGATGTATGCTTCCCTTCAGAAATAGAAAAACAATGAGTTTTTTGAGAAGGTTTCTGCCGATATTCGTCATGTCTATGAGTTGAAATCCAAGTTTCAAGGACCGCTACTAATGGTACGCGGGTCGCTCATGGACTGTGTTTAAGTCTCCGAACCCCGTCAAGATGAAGAGACGATCTTTTGTGGATCCAAGAAAAACCTGCCTGTTACAGATGAACTTGAAGTAGTGGTTGAGAACTCTAAAGAGAGTACCGAGCCACCTGTCGAAGTTCCTCCAACGTCAGAAGCTTTAGAGCTGGGCGTTGTTCCCTAGAAGAACTACTATGATGACTATTACTTAGACATTGTACATTGTTCCTCAAAGGAAGAAGTAGCGGGTTTCTACGGTATTTAGTCTGTGTAATAGTCTGATTCTGAAGACTTTAAAGACATAGATAAATCCGAGGACCTAACTGAAGAATCGGTTGTTAACTCTTGTTAAAAACCAATCTCTGAGGAAAGTTCCTAGGCAGCTAGTGAGGAGAAGCCAGCTGAGGTGAAGTAAGTACATGTAAGCACCGAACCGGATGTGGTCATTAAGCCCGTATCCGAGAAATCTGATAGATATAGTGATTATGTGTATGAACCCACAACTTTTAACGGGTATAGACCCCGAATAAAGTAAGCAGTGTAGGATACTGCTGTAAAGTAAAAGAACAATGACGTATCAGCCGTCAAGCCCACGGATTCATCCGAGGATCTAGATAAAGAAGAAGAAGAAAACCAGTTATCATAGAACACGCCTCCTTTTTAGAAGGACTCGCCTGTTGATGCTGAGTTAAATGGATAGGCCGACTCGAGGATTGACTTTGTTGTCATAGACTCCGCCAAAGAACCCACCTTCGAAAATTCACCAGTCTTAACTAGTAGTAGCAGCTCTAAAATCGACATAAAAATGTCCATAGAAGAGAAAGGCAAGGATCTATAGATTAGACTAAAGGATTTTACTTTAGAAAGAAACTCAAAACGTAAATCAGTCTTGAAAAGCATAAGTTCTCACATTAGAGAATGTGCTATGTTTGAGGTTGACATGCGAACACTGGACCATGAACATCCGTACCAGACCGTCCTGTCTGAAAGTATCATTGACAATGACTTTGAAGAAGGTTTTATTAGTTACACATCCACCGTCTTTCGTGACACGATGTCTACTAGTTTTAGAGAAGACTCAGAACCCTTCGATCCGAGGAGTAAGTTGCTTTCCAGTAGCACAAAAGAGGATTAAAGAATCAAAAAACGCTTTGAGCTGAGGCCCGAAGCAAGTTCAGGAAAAAGTAAAATAGAAGAGCTGGTAAAGACAAAGTTTAAAGATTCAACCCACCTAGGCATGGACTTCATTGTTTCAATGCACGGTTCGACTCCGCTGAATCCTCGAGACACAAACCATGAGGACATCAAAAAGAAAAACTTTAAGCATTTTATCATTACTGGTTAGAACTATTCCCAAGCAGAGAGACGACTCTGTCCTGGTAGAATTGATATGAATGTTTTAGGCACACCTACACAGACTTTTGCGAAGTTAGTGACATAGTATGCCCTTAACTTGTCCGCGGACGAGATGAAACGTCATTCACACAAAGGAGCCGGCCACTGTGAGCTGCGTACTTTAGTACACATATTTGTTCGAGGTCATCTTGAATCGATATACAAGGCTATTTGTGATGCTATCAAGCCAGAGTTGGTGATTATCAATGTTGGTGCTAAGTGGGTTTAGTACAAACATCTCATTAACAACATGACCCGGATCTATCCCTCCAAGCTTTTTACCTGGGAGGATCCACCCCGAGATTGCACTGATAAAGTGATTCTCAAAACATTCGAAGACAGAAAGGTAGTTCAACTGGAACGAATTAAAAGATGGTAAAGCGAGATATTGTCCTTTAGACGGAGGTTTACAAATAATAATGTCAAGATCAAGAACTACGACCTTACTCTTTAGTTCATATAACACATGATTGATTAAGGAGTCCTAGAGTCTGAGAATGAGTATCTCAGAGCTTGGCTAGAATTGCCAAGAGTAACTCACTATTGTGTTCGCCCCACTGACAACGACTACGATCGTACGTATTACAACAACGGTGCGGCAACTCTTTTGGAAGGTTGGTAACCTGGAGACACTGATTTTGTCCTTATGGATGGCAAGATCTAGGATCACGACATTCATTTTGGGAATGATGTTCAATGTCTCTATCTGTGCGTCGATGTGCTATACTACTTACACGACAGCAACGACGTGCGATGGATACCAGTCAATTCAAAACCTTTGAGTGACTTGCTCATGGCGGTTGGAGCAAACTTCTTTCCCTTGCCTGGATTTTATTATCTGCCATTTTCGAATGGAGATTTCCATGTAGGCGGTGACGCGTAAATTTGCATGACTTCAAGGTCTAGCGGTCTTCCTTACAAACATCCGAATGTGAGGATTTTGAACGCTAATACATACGTCACTATGGGTTGGTATTAGATGGTCGATCAGAAATGTGTCCCTAAAGATATGACAACTTTTGTTCATAAGCCGACAGGATTCTGGACCGATAGATCTATATAGACCAACGTCCTCATGGAGCACATGTTGCTAGTCTAAAACACTAGAACTGTGCAGAAGGTGTAGAACCAACTCTTTTAACCCTACACTTCAGATACCTACGAATGTCTTTAGAATTCGATTTAGAGATCAGAGCTTGATCCTAAGACTAGAGATGGAAGCATCCAACTGGGCGCTCTCTTTAATCTTGGCGTTTGCTGTGTTAATGAAGATCCTAAACACATTCCACGGACAATCTTTGGCAAGACAAGTAGAATCTACGATAGATTTTGCTCCTTCTTTAATGGACCCAAGGTCTTCCAATTCAAGGAAGTTACTTAATTACCAGATTCCAACGACACCATCATATCGACCGTGACATATCTGGATCAAAAGAAGAAGGAACGTCTAGACACAGTTAACTAGAAAAAGGGCTTATTTGGACCGAAGCTCGAACATTCCACTGTGTATAATGAAAAAGGAAAAGCCATCAAGGTCCTAACGAACGCAACATTGCCGTATGTAGACAAGGATGTTGACCACGCAGACGTGATATACCCAGCCATTCATGATTTGACCCTCGCTGAGAGAAACGTAGTTTACTGTGGTGTTGACACCGCACTGAAAAGGGATGATCGGAGCCCTTAGTCTAGAAAATTCCGATTGGTAGAAAACCAAACCTCTGAAAGTACACCCGTTGTTGACGGAACTAGAAGCGAACCGGCGCCCTTGACAAAGAAATAAAGGCCCAAAGGAGTTGAGACTCTGAATTCGCTTGACATTGAATCTTTCATGACACCCGAGGAAGGATTAGCTTCTTACTTTGAAGAAACCAGACCAGCAAAAGTCTAAGGAATAAAACCTGAAAAAGATGCCAAAAACAGTGTAGACACATGCCCAGCCACCGGCTATTATTAACATAAATACCCTGACCGTGAGGTTCTTTTAGAATCAAACGTCGCAGTTGTTGTCAATCCTGCCTAACATTATGAATAACTTATGGCAGCGGTTGAGCTTCTGGAGAAACAGACGGGCATTATGGTGATACGCGGGAATGAGCTAATTGCCAAAGCTGATTTTGACGATTCGAAGGTGGTTACCTTGGCTGGATCTCGAATTTTTTCGAGCTAGACCGGATTTTAGGTTCAGGAGTTTGAATGGAGTAAGTGTGGACTATCTAACGTGCTGTATGCCATATAAAGGCAAGTTTCAGCCAAACAGCAACCAGACTTAGCTCTTGTAAAAAAGCTTGAACAGATGATCAACAGATTCTATCTTAGTATAAAATCAGGATTTAACGACTTGACTTAGGATTTTGACCAAGAATACAGCGTTTTTGACTATGCACATGCTGACCACGACTGGCAGCAAGTAAAGACTGAAATGTACGAAGAAAACATTCATGGATTCTTCTACAAGCGGAATTATATAAATCCGTTAACTACTTTCTCTCTTATGGTTAAAAGCGGCGAAGTCTAATCTTTTGATAAGCCTCTACGTCCTGATAGCTTAGGCTACATACTGGAATAGAAATCTCGACCTAGGCCAATCATGGTTCCCTCCCGCAAGGGGTATGGTATTATGCAAGCAATACAACGCCCACTGTGGAAAAAATTAAAGAAGTGGATCCCAGGCTTCATTCATGGGATGACAACGGCTGAGATCTTAGATCTAGTCAAGGCAAATATCGGTGCTGATTGGTGAGCCATCAGTATTGACGGATCAGCCTTCGACTCATCTTAGTTCCGAGCCCTCATGGCCATCATTGATGATCAATTTTGGAGAATGGCCAGACCCATTGTCGTTCAGATTTTGAAGCAATCCTACGACCGTTTCAAGCGAAAGCCAAACAAAGATTTAGACGATATTGTCAAGCAGTTGTACTCTGCGTTGCTCGAAGGAGAGAACACAGTTTTCATTCACTTGCCCGGCGTCAATGCACCAGCTTGGCCCGACGATGTCAAAAGACAGTTTATTCGCGACAAACACTGCCACCCTAAGGCGGACAAAGAGCATCCAGAGAGAGACTACATTTATGTACGACTTAATGGAACCACGTTCTCAGGCCATTCCACCAAAACGACCCTCGGTAACACACTGAGAAGTCTTGCCTATGCCTGGGGATACATTATGGAAGCTGGAGTTTCCGACACACCTTGGAACTCAACCGAGGTCTTCGTAATAGCGTCCGGTGATGATGTGGTGATATGGTGCAAGCCTATTCACGCTGAGATCATTCGGGCCACTATACGTAGAATGACTACCACTGACACCTAAAAGTAGGTTGTTGGCTACGGTCAATGTGTCAAGGACATCAACGTTGGAGATTTCGACGGCGTGGAGTTTTGTTCAAAATCCAGTTTTTCATATGGTACGCTTAGTAGCTGGGGAATGTGTAGGAACCATTTGAGGACGATATAAAAGAAGAACTATTTTACTGGACGTAATGCATATTTGTTAGTTAACCCTTACATCTATCGACACCTCGTATTACTGTCCATTAAACACGAAAGGCCTTCTGTGCTTTTAGAAGATGTAGTAGAAACCTAAATGAACTGTCTTCCTAAGCCAAATATCAGCGACTCAGAACTTGAGACCCTTGCCAAATCTTAAAACTTTGTGAAGTATACACCTTCGCCCACAGACTACATCTACGAGGATCATATCAACGAAGCCCTCGGTATAGATATTAGTACTCTGTTGAGAGTAGCGAGAGATGGCATAATCTATTGTGGTATCAAGCCTGAGTTAGACCCGGTTAGTACATATTAATTTATACCAACCAAAACAACCACAAATGTCACCAAAACACCCAACCAAACACAATGTCCAACAGAGTGTGAAAAAAGAGATCTAGAGGGATGTCCGCAAGGATGTCAAGAAGGATCTTGGTTAGTTAGCGAAAAAATCTTAGCACCAAAAGAAACAAAGAGTAATTCATTCCGCAAGGCCAGGTCTACAAACAACAAGGCCAACCTTCAGGGATGGAAAGCTAGTTTAAAAGGAAAAGACAAGCGAAATTATGACAGCATGGGACGAGATGCTCGTTGCAAAAGTCCACCCAGGACAATTCAATGTACCGTATGTCGCAGGCATGAATGTCACCAACTTACCCACAAACACCTTCTCGGTATCCAGCTCCATTGACGAGGCTTGCTATATCAACGACGAACCAGGAACAACTGTGCCCTTAGGAACTCATCCTTACACAATCCTTTTCTGGTGTCCTAGTATGACAGCATTCTCAGGACCTGGTGGTCTGAACAATATCCCCACTTCCGATAAGTTAGGCGGCTTAACCATCTTCCAAGTAGCAGAAGCAGACATGGACACGTCCATGATAGATAAAGGTTTATTCGAAAACGCAAACTGGTCTTATACCATGGAAGAAGTGTATTCAAGCGATATGACAGGATTCTCCTAGGGAGGATTCGTATGGTCAGGAGAACTCGAGGCAAATATTCTTACGCCAGCTGCAACCCTGGTTGGTTCTTATTACAGAGGAACCATCCAATACGGGTAGATTACAGGCAACGGCATGACTCCAAGAGAGCTAATCGAAATTAGCGGAGACATTTAGATTATGAAACCTAGGGTAGGCCTGAGGTCAGCAGTTTGTAACCACAACATAGTCTACGAAACTTAGAACAGGGATAGCGACGGACTTGCAAACAATCACTTTGCGGGAGAGTTGATAAACTATTGCATCTTTTACGATGTAGCAAAGAGTATAACAGAATTGCAGAATAATACTTCTTACGGTCTGCAGATCAATGTTAAGGGCAACGGCGTCTTCTGGGGAACACCCACCGATGCTATTGCAAATAACCTCTTCAAGAATAATGAGAATGCTAAAAGTCCAATGCCAGGATTATTAGCAGGGGTAGACCAGGCACCTAACAATACGCCAGTAAAGAAGAAGCCATCTTCTTTGTGGGAGGGAGCCAAAGGTCTGTTGTCCAAAGTATGGGATAACCGCTCGACTATACTCGGCGCAGTAGAGTCGATAGCACCGATGTTGTTAGCAACTCGTGCACCACAAGAGGATTTTCTGTTCGCAGTTAAGTGTAATTACACGCATTCGCTGCAGAAACTCTACCAGTCACTACTTTCAGTGGGAAAACAGAACCCTAACCTGGAACTCCAACCCATGAAAGACTTCATCGCCAAAGAGTTGTTGAATCTTAGACGATCGAAGGGAAGGTTGTATCCAATTGAAATGCCAAATCAAGAAGAAACAATCGGTGACCACTCGACTTAGATCCGCTCGTCCAGCAATCTAAGCTCCAAATCACAGGTATCAAGAAAAAAGTGAGATGATACCGCCCGGCAAACATTCCGTTCCAACCAAGATTTGTGGAACAGGCTCAGAGACCACCCCCTCCCGTACGCATGGTAGGTGGAAGATCTAGTATCTAACTGAGCTAAAGGACAGACGTACATCAACAGCAAAAAGCTAG